AAATATATATAATATTAATAATTCTTTTGATAGTGATAATACCGGGGTAAAGAACCCCGGATTATTCCCGGATGAAGAAACAAAGGTTGAGGAACCAAAAGAGAAAAAAACATTGTTCCGCAATTCCGATGTTTACAAAATGGTTAAATTTGAAAACGGCGTTGCCGTGGATTATTCCGAGTTTGAAAGTAAGTTTTCAACCCCGGAATTTGAAACCGTCGATTTGGTTTATTACTTTCATTCTGTTAGTGATTGGAGCGACCAAAAGAATATGAAGCGCACTAAAAACGGTTGGTTGGCAACCGTCCGTAACTTCATACGTGGCGACGTCGAAAAAAAGAAATTGCATTTGAAACCCCAATACAAAAAGCCGACGGAACGGTTGAACGTCGCCGGGGCTATTGAGTATTTGAAAGATGATTATTAACATGGAAACATTACCCGAAAAGACAAACAGATTGCCACAAACGTTGCCCGAAAAACGACAATCCGCCGCCGTTTTGCTTTATAGTGGAACGGCAAAAGCAATTGAGGTTCGCCGAGCGATGGTTGAATTACCGGAGGTTGCCAAAGCATTAACCCCCGTTGAAAAGTATATTTTCGTGGCGTCCACAAAAAAACAGATTGCCGAGATTGACGACGAAACGTTGATTGCTAAAACCGGGCAAATGTTCCGGTTTATCGCAATGGACGTGGGGTTTATCATTCCCACGGAAAACCGGGACGATTGGACGTATATTTGTACCCGGTTGTTGGATTTGCTCAAACGCTATTATTCGCAATTAACATTATCGGAGGTTAAATTAGCGTTTGAATTGCTGATTACCGGGGAATTAGACGACTATTTGCCAAAGGATAGGGACGGAAACGCCGAACGGAAACATTACCAACAATTTAACGCCGATTATTTCGCAAAGGTATTGAACGCATATTGCAGGAAACAAAACCAAGTTATCGGCAAAGCATATACGGCGTTGCCGGAACCGAAAAAGGAGTTAAGCCCGGAGCAAATCCGGTATTATCGCAATCAATCGGTTATGACTTGTTTAATGTGCTTTTTGCGCTATAAATATACCGGGCGTTTAGTGTTTGGATTAACCGACGAAATGTTTGTTTATAATTGGTTGTTGGGCGTTGGGTTAGCGGATGAAGTGAAAGAAACCGAGGACGACCGGAAAGAAGCGTATAACCGATTTTTGGCACGTGCCGCCCGTGGGTTCGTTAATGAATTTACCGTTTACCACGTTCGGAAACAAGGAACCCAAAGCCCGGAAATTGATTATACAGCCTTTGAGGTTGCCCGGCGCAAAGAAATTAAACGGACGTTTGACCGAATGATTAAGGACGAAATTTATATCTATCATTATTTAAGGTTTGAAAAATGAAAAAAAGAGTTTCAGCGACAAAGTTGTACCGACTTTGGGAAAGTATAAAAGCCCGTTGTTATAATCCTAAAAGAAAGGATTATAACAATTATGGAGGTCGTGGAATAACTATTTGCAAAGAATGGTTTTGTTTTGATGCCTTCAAAAATTGGGCTTTAGAAAATGGATATAACCCCGGTTTAGAAATTGACCGGATAGATAACGACGGGATATATAGCCCGGAAAATTGCCGTTTTGTTACTCATTCGGAAAATAATAGAAATAGGCGAATACGCCGAGATAACACAACCGGATATAAGGGAGTAACCCGGCATAAACAAACCGGGAAATATAATTATGAAATTCAAATCGACGGAATACGATACAGAAAGAGCGGTTTTATAACTGCAAAGCAAGCGTATGACGAACGATTGATTAAGATTGAACAAATAAAAAAGATGTTATGAAAATAAATTGCATTATAGGCATAGACCCCGGAAGCAATGGGGGTATTGTGGTTTGGCGACCCAACCACAACGCAACGGCAATTAAGATGCCTAAAGACATTAACGAGATACGGGATTTTCTCAACTATTACAAAGAGATTTGCACGCCGATTGTCTTTTTGGAAAAATTGAGCGTTCGCCCGGACGACGTAACAGTTGGCGATGCCGGGGCAAACATGGGTAAATTGTACCGCATACAAAAGATGTTGCAAAACTTTGAGCATTTGAAATCCATTATAACCGTCGCCGAAATACCGTTTGTTTTGGTTAATGCGATGAAGTGGCAAAACGACCTTAAATTGCGTATTAAGGTAAAAGGGAAAAAGGAGGAAAAGGCAGACCGCAAACGACGGTTCCGGGATATTGCCGGGAAATTATACCCGGAGATTATCCCGGCGTTATGGAATGCGGACGCAACGTTAATAATGCACTTTGGACGGTTCATTTTACAGAATAACCCCCGTTGGGTTTTGGAAAATTTGCCCCAACAAATGCACAACCGTTTATTTTAAGCCCGTAGGGGCGTTTAATTATTCAAATGGTTACTTGTATGGCAGACGAAACAAAAGCCCCGCAAATCGAAAATCCCGAAAAAATAACGGCAAAAGATTTGGCGGAAATGGTAAAACAGATGCGGCACAACCAACGACGTTGCCAACGGAACCCAACCCCGGAGAAATTGGCAACGTTGGAAAGTTGGGAACGCAAAGTTGATGCGGTCGTTGCTGTATTGACCGATACACAAATGAAATTGTTTTGATATGGACGAAATGGATTATATCTATTTAGGCGACCGATTGACCCGCCCGGAATTGCGACGTATGCCGTGCCGGGCGGTTCGTCGTTCCGATGGTAAATGTATAAGAGGGCGCAACGGTAATATGTTAGTTGAGTTTGGCGGCGTGGGTAAATGCGTTGTTTTGGGGCGATTATTGCGGAAAATAAAAAAATAGCCGAAAATAAAAGATAAAAGTTTTGGTATGTCCATTATTTTACATATATTTGCGGCATGAAAAAAGGTAAATACTTAATAGAATATGATTGTTACGTTGCTGAAAATGGCAATATAACGCAAAATGATAAGGAAATAAAGCCTTATTTGAACGGTGGCTATATGACTGTAAAATTAAAAATCAATGGTTTAAAAGTTATGCGGGTTCATAGATTGGTTGCTTTGGCGTTCATTCCCAACCCGGACAATAAACCATGTGTTGACCATATCGACGGGAATAAATTAAATAATCATGTTAATAATTTACGTTGGTGTACTATTGGCGAGAACCTAAAATTTGAGAACGTTAAACGTGTATCAAAATTATATCCCGTTAAACGTATTGATAAATTAGGTAATATTGTATGTTTTGATAATATTTTAGATGCGTGTGTTTTTCCTTGGCAAAAGTATGTAATATTACAGGTGTGTAACGGGAAAAGAAAAACATACAACGGTTATAAATGGGAACATAACGACCCGGCGATTTCCGGGAAATAAATAAATTTAAAGAGCGATGTATATTAAGAAATTGGAATTGTTGAATTTTCAAGTTATCAAAGAGTTCAACGCAGATTTTGAGGGTAATGTATATTTCATTACCGGGGACAATGAGTTAGGCAAATCAACCCTTTTAAAAGCAATCGGCGCAATGTTGACCGGGAACCGGGACGCCGTGTTGAAAAATGGAGAGGACAAAGGGTTTGCGAAAATGGTAGTAGGTAACGACGGCGAAAATTACGAGGTCGAATTAAAGTTTACCAAAGCTAACCCCCGTGGGACGTTATCCATTAAATCCCAAACAACCGGGATGCGTTCGGATAACGTTTCTATGTTGCAAAAGATTTTCGGCTACCAAGACTTTGACGCCGTGGAGTTTTCCCGTTGGAGCGAAACCGCCGAGGGACGCCGCAAACAAATTGAGGTTGTAAAGGCTTTGTTGCCGGAAAAGGTGCGCACCCGGATTGCAGAAATTGACGCCGAGGTTACGACCGTTAAGGACAAACGAAAGGACGCCAACGCCGAGGTCAAGACGTACACAACCATTTGCGCAAACGCTGAAAAGCAATTGAAACCCGGCGACGTCAAAACGTATGCCGAGAAAAAGGATATTACGGCGTTGATGGAAGAACAAAACGAAAATGCCCGGTTGATTGAGAAAGCGAAAACGGTACGCCAAGCCCGGCAACAAAGGATTGAACAATTGGAGGCAATCCCCGGACGAATTAAAGAGGCGGAAGAAACCCGAAAAAGTAATATTAAGGCAATCGACGACAAATTAGCCGCCGAGGAAAAAGAAGTTGCCCGGATAATTGCCGAGGCAAACGCCCGGTTGGAAAAAGCCAAAGAAGATGCGAAAGCCAACAAGAAAGCCATTGAAAACGATTATAAGGAAACGTTGCAAGTTATCGTAAACGACAAATCCGAGTTTGTGAAACGCAAAGCGAATGCCGACAAATGGTTAGAGGAATACGAAGCCAACAACCCGGAACAATTAGATACGGCGGAACAACTGAAAAAAGCCGAGGAACACAACCGTATCAATGCGTTGGTTGTGGATTACATGGCAAAGAAGAAACAAAAGGAAGCCGCCGAGAAAACCGCCCGCACGTTTGAGGACAAATTAGGCGCATTGGCAAAGGAAAGGGAAACACTTATTGCAACGTCCAAATTACCGATTGCCGGGCTTTCGTTCACGGACGACGGGTTAGAATTAAACGGCGTGCCGTTCGTTGCCGGGAAAGTGTCAGATAGTCAAATTATGGAGGTTGCCGCCAAACTGATTATCGCAAGCAATCCGACGGTTAAGGTGTTCCGCATTGCGAGGGGCGAAAGTTTAGGCGAAAAGCGTTTGCAGGCGATTATAGACATTGCAAAAGCAAACGGCTTTCAAGGCTTCATAGAAGAAGTAAAACGGGGACAAACCGATTTAGTAGTTGAGGAATACACGGAAAACGAATAATAACCGGGGGCGGGCTTTCCGTCCCCTTAAAATCTAAAACAATGGCATATACATTGAACGATAATTTGAAACGTTGGGCGGAACAATACGAAACCGCCGAGTTTATCCAATCCGACCCGGTGCAAATCCCGCACCGTTACGATAGTCGGGTAAATATTGAGATTAGCGCATTTGTTACGGCGTGGATTGCGTGGGGTTCCCGCAAACAGATAATCCAAAAGGCGGATTTTATCGACCGGGAAATTTTCAAGGGTGCGCCGTATCATTATATTGTTGGAACCGATACGCAGGGAGCCGCCCCGGAATGGAAGCAATACAAAGGCAGTAAAGAGAATTTTTATAGAACGTTTACATACGCCGATTTTCACGACCTTTGCGCCCGCTTATTTGACGTATATAGTAAGTTTGAGAACATGGAAAAGGCATTGCAAGCGCAACCGGGCGGGCGTCCATTGGAGCAATTACAACGTCTTTTCGGCGATGTTAAGGGCGTGCCGGATATGGAAACGAAAAGCGGTTGCAAACGCTTATGTATGTTTTTGCGTTGGATGTGTCGCCACGGTTCCCCGGTTGACTTTGGATTGTGGACGATTTGCGACCCCCGTAATTTGATTATTCCATTAGATACCCACGTACATAAACAGGCATTGCAGTTGGGGCTTGTAAAACGCCGGACGCCGGATTTGCAAACAGCCATTGAGATAACCGACCGTTTCGCCGAGATATTCCCGGACGACCCGACAAAGGGCGATTTTGCGTTATTTGGTTATGGAGTGAACAACGGTAAGGTTGCACCCGTTACGACGGAACCGGAGCCGGAAAAAGAGCAACCAACCGCCGTGGCTGATTTGTCAATTGCCGACGTTCTGAAAATGCGGTTGTTTTATGACAACGCCGCCGCCGAGGTTCGGGAAATATGGAAAAGTCGGGAAAAAGCCCGCAAAGCATTGAAAGCAACCGAGCGTTTGAAAGCGCACCCAATCGACGGGTTGCACAATGCCGAATTGTTGGAGCCGGGCGAATTTGTCGTTACGTTTGCAAAGATATTGGATAAGCGAGAAACGAAGTTATCACGGGCGGAACGGGACGTTATCCATACAATCGGAATGACAGCGTTTAATAAGACAATGAAAAAATTAATAGCCGATGAAAAAGCGAGAAATAACAGCAACGGGGACAATAAACAATAACGGCGGGTTGGCAATGTACATGGGGGAATTAAACGAGTTTTTCAAGGGTTGGAAAGGTTCCCGCATTATCGCCCGGTTCATTGTAGCGTCGCCCGGTTCGTCCGAGGCTTTGAAAGGGTATTACTTTAACTATGTTGTACCGACGTTTAAGCACGCAATTTGGGAGGCGGGCGAACGTCTTACAGAGGAACAAACCGAACGACGTTTGCGGGAATTTTCCCCAATTATGTACGTTGAACGGGTCAACGAGGAAACGGGGGTATATTCCCACGATTTGCGCACCGTGGCGGATTTGTCGAACGCCGAGTTAATCGAACATATCGAAACGCTCAAACAGATAGCCGCCGAGGAATACAATACATTTATTGACGACCCTAAAACCCTATAATATGCCCGCTTGCAAATGTATCGAAAGAAAGAAACCCGCCAACCAACGTAAATGGCGCATATTGCAATACAAATGCAATCATTCGGCGTTTAATGGTTGGCGGTATCAACGAAGCGATTACAGCGCAATAACTTGTTTGCGTTGCCGGATGGTTTGGAGAACAAAAGCAAATTATGTTGAACAATTGCCCCGATATTCAGAGGGCGAACAATTAAATTTTGATAATGGAATTAACAGATAAAACCCCGATGCCGCAAGGTAAATTTAAAGGGCAACCGATGGAAAATGTACCGTATTGGCATTTGCTTTGGTTGGATGGAAAACCGTTTTGTAACCGGGACGTCCAAAAGTATATAGACGAAAACCGGGACGTTTTGGAATTGGGAAAAAAGCGGGATAAATACCGCAATGAGAGCGAAAACAGTAATTAACGATTTAATATTTAAGGTTATGCAAAAATTTGATTTGAAAGATGTTTGTTTCTTTGATTGTGAAACAACCGGGATTCCGGCAAAGGGTTTGAAATGGGATGCGGATTTTGAGCAATTCCCGCACGTCGTCCAATTGGCGTGGTCGTTGGGCGATAAGGAAAAAAGTTATATTATCAAACCCGATAATTACGAGATACCCCCGGGAACAACCGCAATTCATGGTATAACAACCGAACGGGCAATTGCCGAGGGCGTGCCGTTTGCCGAGGTTGTGGACGAATTTTTAGCGGATGCCAACGCCGCCCCGCTTGTATGTGCGCACAACATTTACTTTGATAGTTCAATGTTAAAAGCAAACGTTTTGCGCTATTGTGGACGGGAATATTACGACGCACACGTTGAGGACGCATTACATAAGGGCAAACGCATTGATACAATGATGAAAACAATTAAGTTTGTAGGCGCATTGTATTCAAACGGGCAACCGGGAAAATATCCCAAATTAGAGGAATTATATAGTAAGTTATTCCCCGGCGAAACATTCCCGGCGCATGACGCATTAGAGGACATAAGGGCGTTGCGCCGTTGCGTCCCGGAATTGGTTAATTTGGGGATTATTGAGTTAGCGCAAAAGGAATACCCGGCGGAACAACTCAAAGCCCAATTTGAGCCGGAAAAGCCCAAAGGCGGGCGCAATATTGAGTTCCACGACCCCAACCCGGTAACGGAACCAATCGGAACCGGGGAACCCGTCCCGGAACCGGAACGCCCGGCGGTTCCGTCGAATAGTAAAACACGGGAATTGTTGAACGAAAACGATTTTTGAAATGGCAAAGCGAACAAAAGACGAATTTACAAGGGATTGGATAATTGAAAATTCCGTTGAGATTTTAAGCCGATACGAACCCGGAGTTTTGACAATCCGTGCGTTGCATTATCCGTTAGTTAGTATTGGTATGACAAACACGTTGCAGCACTATAAACGTGTTGTTTCTGCAATGGAGGTTGCACGATGGGACGGGCGGGTTGAGAGGCATTCAGCGACCGAGATAGGGCAATGTGTGGCGAAACTAAAGCGGAACCAACCGATTTGGAAGAAAAGCAAGACGAAGCAAAAGCGCAGGTTAGGGCGTGGATGCGTTCGTATCATAAAAACCGTTGGGAAAACCAACCGATTTACCCGGAAATATTGATTGAAAAGAAAGCGTTGGAGGGCGTTTTTGCGAAACCGTGCCGTAATTGGGATATTGCGGTTGGGGCTTGTAAAGGTTATCCGTCGTTGACTTTCTTGTTTGAATTGTCCGAACGATTGAGAGAGGCGCAAGCCAACGGCAAACAATGTGTTATCCTATATTTTGGCGATTACGACCCGTCGGGCGAAGATATACCCCGGTCGATTGGCGAAAACTTGCAAAAGTTCGGTATTTTTGGGGTCGAAATACGACGTATTGCGTTGATGGAACCACAGGTTATCGAATGGAAGTTGCCGCCCGCCCCGGCAAAGGAAACAGACAGCCGTACCGCCAATTGGGACGGATTGGGTCAAGTGGAGTTAGACGCCGTTGAACCGGAAAAACTGATTTCCTTATTGGACGATGCGATTAACGATATATTCGACCGGGAATTGTACGACGAATTGTTAGAACGTGAAAGCGACGAACGGGAACAATTCCAAACGGAATTAAAACGATACGTTGAAGATGATTTATAAAACCGATGCCGGGCGGGTTCCCGGCAACAAATAATATTACAATATGAGCGAAGAAAAAAAAGCCGCAAACGTTATGTTGATACCAAGCGAAAAGGCGTTTGCATTGTCGAAAGTCAAGACATTAAAGGACGGCGGGTTAGACGTACATTATGAAGTTACCGAAACAATTGGTAATGAGAGTTACACGAACAAATACCACGTCGAAAGTGCAAAGGACATACACCCGGATTTGCGGGATTGTTTCGACCGTTTGCGCCCAATCATGGGACGGATTTTTAATATTACGTCCTTTCTTTCAATGGTTGAAACGTCCGATTTCAAGGCAACCAAAAAGCAAAGCGAATTATCACGGGATTTTGCCGACGAACTTTTGAAAAACATAGAGGTTCGGGGCGTGTCCTTTTCCGGTCAAGACGATAACGTAGGGGTTGTTTTAACCGGGTTGTTTACCGTGTCTAACAATCAGAAAACCGCAATCAATTCGCCCCGCCTTAAATTCAATACGGAAACGTTCGGGTTTGAGGAAGAATTAGAAGAAATTGCCGCCGACATTGAAACCGAGGTTTACGCATTTCTTTTCAAAGGGAAAAAGGCGCAATTGGAGTTGTTCGGGGCTGATGGCGAAGCCGCACCCGGATTGAATGCCGAAAAGATAGAGGACAACGGATTGTTCCCGGATATTAACGACCCGGCGGACGACCCGGAACCGAACGACGAAACGGCGGAAATGTAAGAGTATGGAACCGTATTTGTTGACAGACCGGGACGAATATAATTATTGTATCAATCGGGGGTATAATCCCCTGATTGATATAAAGCATTTTACAATGGATATTCGTTTGAGGGTTGAGATACAACGGGAATTGTTCGGGCATTGTATTACGGGACGGGGTGCAAATATCATGGCGGCAAATGAACGCTTTTTCCGTTGGGTTTGGGAGCATAAGCCGCACCGATGTGAGGAATGTTTAAAGCCGTTACGGAATTATTCCGCCGTTTATTGTTCGCATATATTAACCCGTGGAGCGTTTCCCGAAATGGCGCATGATGCAAGAAATATAAATATACTATGTTTTGAACATCATTCATGTTGGGAGAATGGGGATAAAACGAAAATGCGTATATATTCCGGCAATATGATAATGATTGAATTAATGAAAAATGAGTATGCAAATTTGGAAAGATATTGAGGGTTACAAAGGACATTATCAAATTTCTAATTATGGCAATGTTCGTTCCTTAAAAAAGGATGCGTTTCTAATGAAAGGCGGATATTTGAAAGGATATAAAATAATTAATTTATGGAAAAATGGAACCGGGAAAATGTTCCGTGTTCATAGATTAGTTGCGGCGGCTTTCATTCCGAACCCGGAAAACAAACCATGTATCGACCATATCGACGGCAACCGAGCCAATAACCATGCAGATAATTTGCGTTGGGTTACGGTTAAAGAAAATCAGAATAACCCAATAACAAAATCTAAATGGATTGGAAAAAAAGCGAACCCGCACCACGAAAAAGCGGTTGAGCAAATAAAAAACGGTATTGTTGTAAATGTGTTTGTTAGCATACAGGAAGCCGCCCGAAAAGGCAATTTTTCGGCAACGGCAATTTGTAAGGTATGTAAAGGGAAAGGAAATTTGCATAAGGATTATAAATGGAGATATAAAAAATGAGAACCAAAAAGAGGCAACCCGATTACGGGGCAATTTCCCGGTCGTCAATCAAAAAAGACTTTCAGAGGGTACAAAGATACCCCGCCGAGGAAAAACGCCCGCAAATCGAAGAATTTCCAAAAATAAACGCCGAACGTCGTATTATCCATATATCGGAAACGAGCGCATACGCCAAGTTTGCCCGGTGCATTGTCGGTAAATTGGTACGACTAAAAGAAAAAGCGAACGTTGGCGGCAATTCGTGGTATTGCGAGTTTGTGTATGACGACGACCGGAAAGCCTTAAACATGGCGGCGGGTTGGTCTGATAATAAGAAATTGTATTTGTTGGATGGTGTTAAATTCAAATAGTTATGAGTGTAAACAAAGTTACTTTATTAGGGCATACCGGAAAAGCCCCGGATTTTAAGGAGTTCGACAACGGCGGTTGTGTTGCGACCTTTTCGTTGGCAACCACGAAACGAGCGTTTACGACAAAGGACGGGCGGCAAATCCCGGAGCGTACCGAGTGGCACAACATTGTATTGCAAAACGGGTTGGCAAAGGTCGCCAATCAGTACGTCAAAAAGGGCGATAAACTTTATATTGAGGGGAAATTAAGAACCCGGAGTTATGACGATGCGCAAGGCGTGAAACGATATGTTACCGAGATTGTCGCAACCGATATGGAAATGTTGACGCCAAAAGGAACCGGAGCCGGAACGCAAGCCCCGCCGCCGCCCGTGCCGGATGCACCCGCCCCAACGGCCGACGATTTACCGTTTTAATCTATGAGTATGGGAGCGATAAACAGACGGGTTATTTACAGCCCAAAGGGAAAAGCCGGGGAATATGCCGAGAACGCCGCCAACTTTTATGTTGGTTGTTCCAACAGATGCACGTATTGTTATTTGCGCAAAGGGCGGGGCGCAAAAGTGTTGGGCGGCAATACCCCGGAATTGAAAAAGGCATTACGGGAATATCCATACGCATTGGATATATTTACGAATGAGTTGTTGAAGCATAAGGACGAATTGCAAAAAACGGGGTTATTCTTTTCGTTTACAACCGACCCATTATTGCCGGAAACACAAAGGTTGACCCGCCAAGCAATCGGCGTTTGTCAACGCCACGGCGTTCCGGTTAAAGTGTTGAGCAAATGCGCCGAGGGTATCAATATTTTAATCGACTTTGCCGAGGCGTCCGAGGGTTGGGATAAATCCCGCATTGCTATTGGTTCCACGTTGACCGGGTGCGATGAATTGGAGCCAAAAGCAAGCCCAAACCGGATGCGTATAAACGCATTGGCACGGGCAAAACGCCACGGGTTCCCGACCTTTGCAAGCGTTGAACCAATCCCCGTGGGAATGTTTGACCGGGCGTTTTCTGTAATTGCTTTGTCGTACCCGTTTGTTGACTTGTTTAAGATAGGGTTGCAAAGCGGTTGCAGATATACCAAGCGGGAAACATTGATGTTTTACAATGATGTTTTCGGTTATTGGGAGGCGCACCCGGACAAAACGCCCCGGATATATTGGAAAGATAGTTTTATAAGAGCGTCCGGGATTGAGCGGGAAACATTGCCCGGTTATTGTGTCCCGGCAAATTGGGATTTATTCAATGAAAAGAAGTGAAATAAGGGTTGAAGTTCCCGCCGATTGTCGATTAGTTGGCATAAGGACGGACGGCGATGTTGCCGTTATCATTTACGAGCCAATCCAAAGCGTCCGGCAAATTGGATTTATCAATTACCCGGAACCGAACGACGAAAGCGAAAACGAACCCGATAATAACAAATGATTATGCAGTATAATAACAAAGATTATAAACCGAAATTGCACGACCGTTGGCGTGCATTAACCGTTAAAAACCCGTATGCAACGCAGTTGGTAACGGCGGCGTATGAGGACAACGGGATTGTTTACGGCGAAAAGTGTATTGAGGTACGCAGTAAAAACACGCCGTACCGGGGCGATTTAATGGTTTGTTCGTCCGCTAATCCCGTAATTCCGGGATATGAAAACGGGGTAACGTTGGGGTTGGTTGAATTGTACGACGTTAAGCCCGTCGCCGAGTTTACCCCGGAAGATTGGGAGAATACCCGCATACCGCCCGAAAAACGTAAATCCATTACAAAGGGGTTCGGTTGGCTGATGCGGAACCCCCGCCGGGTAGTTGAGTTTCCAATTAAGGGGCAATTGGGTATCTATAATCTCGTATATACCAAAGGCGTAATAACCGAATACCCACGGGCGTTGGTAGTTGATAAACAGAGTTACGAATTATTAAACAGAAAAGGAAATGAGTAAAAAACAAGTTGGAATTATCCGCAACAATGGCGACGTACATACGGCGCAAATTGGGTTTCATATCGGACGGGTTGGCGTATCTGTTTACGTCCGGGAATATTGGGAATATAAGAGTTGGTTTATTATTCCCGGCGTGTCTGTGGATGCGGTCAACGGTTACGACCGTTACGTTGACATTGAGGCGAAAATATTGTTTGTCGGCATTGGCATACGGTTTATATGGATTAAAAGAAAGGTAAAACGATGAAAGCAAAGATTTTATTGTTATCTTTGGCAACGCTTTTGTTGGGGGCGTGCCAAAGCGAGAACGAACCAACGGAAATATTTTATTTACTTCAAAAATCCGAGAGCATGGAAGAAAGATACGAGTTTGTAACGAATACCACGGCGGCAATGATACAGATAAACGCCCCCCGGTATAATTGCGAGATTGTCGAAGCCGCATTAGCGGGCGGCGATAGGATACGAATTTGCGTAAAAGGCGCAAAGGAAGATTTGGACGCATTGTTTGACTATGTAAACGAAGTGGGCAAAGAATGAGAGTAAAGCAACCCGAACCGTTCGACCGGGAAAGAGAGTATAAGCCCGGCGAACGGGCAATTGTCAACGGTGCGGTTTTAATTACTACATTATGGACGCCCGCCGCACAACGGTTGGCGGATAGCCCCGGAACATTATTTTGTCAACGCTGCGTTCGTTGTAAGATTGGAAAAGATATTTGCACCGGGGCAAATCTGAAATGTGATAAATACAGCCGCACCGACCGAAAAACGATTTTTTGGCGGTTGGCATATCCAAAGAGTAACGCAGTAAGAACAATTAAAAAAAATAGCAATGAATAAGCAAGTATTAAGCCCCTTTGATTGCGATATGTGCGCAATGATTGAGGACATAACAAAACAAGAAATTGAGGTTACGGCGTCCGATACCTCAATACGTTTGAGTTGGGCGCAAAATGGAAGCGAGGGAAACGATAAAGCCGAGGGACAAAGGATTGAGGCGTTAAAACAGGCAATCCGGGGACGATTGGGCGACCGTCTTATTGAGTTCTTTTATGCCGATGGTAGGCAGTCGGTTTTTATGAAGTACGACCCGGAGGAATACCCGGAGGAAATGCGCACCCGTTTAGTTGACCCGGACGCCACGGCGGGAACCCGGTATTGTCGCACCTTGTTAGAGGTTGACGCAATCCAATTTCGCCGGGACAACGTGAACGACGTTTTGAAATTTACCGGAGGCGGAACGGTTACGACGCCCCGCACCCCGGACGGCAAAGCAATGTTTTCTTTTCCCGATGGCAACGGCATATTCGTTGACGTGCCGGAAAGTTGGTACATTATCCGGGAATTGAACGGACGATTTACCGCCCGCCCGGAACGGGATTTTAAACGAGAATTTGAACCTAAAAACAATCCCGTCGAAAATACCCAAAAGGAACCCACAAACAAAGGTTGCGGCGATTGTTCCAATTTCATGTATGAGGACGTAAACGGGAACGGTTATTGTGAGGCGTTCAAATCTGAACAAAGGTGCGGGAATTTACGTTGCCAAGAATATAAACCCAAAAAATAATAGAGCGATGAAAGAAAAAAGTTTTGCACAAGAATTGGCGGCATTGATTAACCGCCACGGTATCGACGCCAAAATGAATACGAACGATTGGATTTTAGCAGATGTTGCCATTGATGCGTTAAACGCATACGGGAAAGCCAACCAATTACGGGAAAAAATGGCAAACGCCCCCCGGAACCGGGGAAAGACGATTTCGATTGCCCGGCGTGTACATTGCGCCGAGCCTTCAAGGGAAAGCCCAACCCGGCGGGAAAGAATACAGAAAACCGGAGGCGTTCGACGTACCAAAAGAAGTGGAAGCAATGGCGGCGTTCTTTGCTGATATGTTCCCCGGTTCCGAAATACAAATCCAACGGGTCGATTTGAAAAAGAACCCCCGGAACAAATGCCGGGCAAAGAATAAACGGAAAGGAGGGCGACGCAATGAAAAATAAATGTTCGTCGGAAATTCCCAATATGCCGACCGAATGCGCCCCGGATAATCGACGCCCCGAAAAGATATGCGGAACGTGTCGATATTTTAACCCGGAATTTCCGGTAAATGGAAAGCCCGCCCCGGTATGTTTGGCAATAAAGGAAATGAAAGGGGGAACGGAATACAGCAACCCCCGTGGAACGCAACATTATTTTCGTTGCTCAAATGGGAGATACGAAAACGGTATAGAACAATAGGCATAAAAGCCCCGGAAACAAAGCCGGGGTTTTGCCGTTTATATACATGAGATAACAAACGTTTGGCAATGCACCGGAAAAGCCGTAAATTTGCCCCGTGGTTGAAAGATAACCATTAAGACGATAAAAGTATTGAGTTAATAACAAAAGCCTCTTAAAATGGAAATTCCCCGCAAAATAACTTGCAAACGAAAAACATTTATTATCTTTGCAAAAAAAAGATATGGAAGTTTGGAAAGATATATCCGGTTTTGAGAATTACCAAATATCCAATTATGGTAATGTAAAAAGCCTCAATTATGGAAGAACTGGAAAAAGTAAGTTGCTAAAGCCAACAGTAAGCGGTAAGGGCTATTTGCAAGTAAGGTTATATAAGTCCGGCAAACTAACTGCATTAATGGTACATAGATTAGTTGCAATGGAATTTATTCCAAATCCAAATAATTGGAAACAAATAAATCATAAGGACGAAAACAAGTTTAATAATAATGCCAATAATTTGGAGTGGTGCGATAATCAGTATAATAATACATATAACGGCAAACATAATAAAATTGCTAAAGCTGTAATACAACGTTTAAAAGCCGGAAACGAAATTGCCCGGTATAAATCCATAAGGGAAGCGGAAAGAAAAACGGGAATAAAAAATATAACGATTACCCGATGTTGTAAAGGAGTATATAAAACGGCGGGCGGCTATGTATGGGAGTACAATTTGACGGCAAAGGAGATTTGACTATGAAAAAGAGAAAGAAGCCATTAGGCTATAATAAACGTTCCGAGGAACAACGAATTTACGACATTCGGTTTTGTTCCGATTTGTTTTTGCGTGGGTATTCGTACCGGGAAATTGCGGACGCATTGAACCGGGATTTATCCGCGCGTGGAATGGGTTATACAATAACCTTTCAAATGGTTTATTACGATTTGCAACAATGCCTTATTGAGTGGAAACGGGAACGGTTGGATAATATCGACGAATACGTTACACAAGAATTGCGCAAATTGGATAAGATGGAGCAACAAGCATGGGAGGCGTGGGAGGCGTCGAAAACCGGAAAGATGCGCACCAAAGAGAAAACCAACAAAGGGAGACCAATCAAAACCGATGCCGAGGACGGCGACCCGGAATATTACGGGTACAATGAAACCGCAACCGAAACGTCCGCCGGGAACCCCCGGTTTTTGGATTTGCTTTTGAACATTCAGCAACGCAGGGCAAAGATGTTAGGGTTTGATGCACCCGTTAAAATTGAGATACCCGGATATAACGCCACGACCGACGACGATAAACCAAAGTACGATGTTAAGGCAATCCCGGACGATATGTTGTTTGCTTTGGCTGATAAATTGCAGTCCGCCGAATATCAAAAGGCATTGTTGGAGAAAGGAGGGGCGCAATAATGGCAAAGAGAATAACCGCACCCCGTCCGGGAACCAAGCAACCGGAATGGCAAACCGAGATTTGCGATACGTGCCGTTTTTCCGAATGGATAACGGACGACCATAGACACCGGGATTTAAACGGGAACCCGATTTGTTTACGTTGCCCGCATTACGAATTTTACATTGTCCGAGGTCGCCGGGCGTGTTCTAAATGGGAGAAAGGAGCAAAGCAATGAACAACGAACAATTATTGCAGATGTACGACGCAATCCGGCAACAACCGGATTTGCTTGTTAAAGCCGCCGCCCGTAAACGCCTTATCAACTTTGCCCGGTATATGCAACCGGATTTAGTATTAGAGCCTTTCCACGTGGTTTATTATACGCTTTTGGATATGTTTGCGCACGGCAAAATACGAAAGATGATTGTACAGCAACCGCCGCAACATGGTAAATCGGAGGGGTCGAGCCGAAAGTTACCCGCATTCATGGAGGGATTGAACCCGGATTTGAAAATTGTAATAGGTTCATACGCCGCCACAATTGCACGGGATTTCAACCGGGACGTTCAACGTATCATTGACACGCCCCGGTATCGTGAATTATTCCCCGGCACGTATCTAAACGGTTCCAACGTCGTAACGATGGCAAACACGTATTTACGCAATAGTGATGTTATCGAAATGGTAGGGCATAAGGGGTCGTTGCGTGTTGTGGGTCGTGGTGGTTCTTTGACCTCTAAAACCGTGGACGTGTCGATATTGGACGATGTTTATAAGGATTACGCCGAGGGTAACAGCCCAATAGTACGGGCGGCGGCGTGGAAATGGTACACGACCGTTGTACGTACCCGTTTGCATAATGATAGCCAAGAATTGATTGTGTTTACCCGATGGCATGACGACGATTTAATAGGGCGTATTGAAAAGAGCGGGGAAATAATCATTGATGTAACCCGTTGGGCTGATTTAGATAATATACCGCTGGGGGCGTGGGTGCGCATAAACTTTGAAGCGTTGAAAACCGGGGAACCGACCGAGATAGACCCCCGCCCGGTTGGGGCGGCATTATGGGAGGGGCGGCATAGCCGTATGAAGTTGGAAGCACAAAAGGCATTAGACCCCGTACAATTTCAATGTTTGTATCAAGGCAACCCCGGTTCCGCCGAGGGTCGATTATATCAGCCGTTCAAAACATGGGTCGAAAAATCCGATTACGGCACATACATACGTTCCGGCGCATACATTGACGTTGCCGATGAGGGCGACGACCTTTTGTTTGCCGCCACGTATGACGTCTATAAATCCGACAACATGGTTTTCAACGAAAAGACAAAGCGTATGGAACCGTTGTTATTTGCTTTAATTACGGATATGGAAATGACGGACGAAAATACGGACGTTACAACCGTAACCGTTCCCGCAATGATAAACCGGAACGGCACGCAAAAAGCATGGGTTGAAAGTAACAACGGGGGTGCGGGCTTTGAAAAGGTTATTAAAAAGAAAGTCCGGGCAATGACAGACCCGTTTTATCAAAGCGGTAACAAAGAAAGCCGGATAATAACAGCGTCCGCAATGGTAAACCAAAGTATAATAATGCCGTTCGGATGGGAAACCCGGTATAAAGCCGTTTACGACCATGTTACAACCTTTTTGCGTAATTTCGATGCGAATACGCACGACGACCCGGAGGACGGATTAACCGGGATTTACGAAAAAGAGATTGCCGACGGTAATATACAACCATACGCACACGCCAACCGGGGCGTTAAACGTCGTAACTAACAATTTAATTGAGATATGCAAGTTTATAACGGGAAAAGTTTATAACTTTGCAACGTAGAAGTAATACAGAGGGCAAAGGGACAGCCCAACGAGGTAACAAATGTAATTTTTAACGTTAAAATTTAAAGAGTATGATTACTTGTAAGTGTCCGGCGGCGGCTTCATTGCCCGATATTCCCGCCGTAAAATGCGCCGAAAGTTTCGGGCAAATCCAAAAGGTAGCGTTTCAACGTCTAACCAAAGACGATGGAAGCAAAAACAGTTTCACGAGCGAAAAGGCAATTACTTCGCTTGCTTCATGGACACCGTTGTTGGCGGCGGCTAATAGCACAAAAATTGTTGTTTCCCCGTATATCCAAGCCCCGACCAACGAAGCCGGAGCCGCCCGAACCTTTGGCGGCGGTAACGAAACATTGGGAGGCGTTGAGGAAATTATAGGGCGTGAACCTAACCCGTTCACGGGTGTAATGCGTAAAATCCCCCAATCAGTAATTAAGGCGATGAAAGAATTGCAATGCGAAAGTTGGGCGGATAATTTGGGCGTCTATTTGTTTGACGAAAACGGAAATATTGAAGCCATACAAGACGAAACGACCCCGACAACGTATTATCCTATTCCAATTCGTTCTTTGTTCATTGGGGACAAAACGCACGGCGGATTAGAAGCCCCGGACAGCAACGCAATACAATGGGCGTTTTTGCCGAACTATTCGGACAACCTCACAATTGTAACCCCGGATTTCAACCCGCTAACCGATTTGAAACCCGCAAACGTAGGAGGTTGACGATATGGCGGCAAAGGTTACAAAGGTTAAATTAGTTTGTCCGCCGCATGGTTTGACCGAAGAATTTGAGATTAAGCACGCCGAACGGTTGTTGCGGATGCCAAACAACGGCGGTTGGCAGTTACCTAAAGACAGCGATTTTAAATTTACCAACGACAATGGGATTGAGTATAGACGAAATAAAAAAACGGATAACGGAGCCGAAAAAGCGTAAGACGATAAACAAAGCCGTTTATCATCAACAACGCATTAATTTTCACGCCCGCACCCGTATTACGTCGTTTGACATTTGCCAACCGATTACGGATTTTATGGCATTTGTTTCTAACCTATTGCCGCATGACAAATTTAAGATGTTCAAAACATTGTTCCGTTACCCCGTTAAAACAAACGAGGTAACGGGCGTTTGTTTTGATAAGTTGAGCCGGATTTTTGACGGTCGTAACCCGGCGTTCAATTATCAGTTCCAAAACCCGGAACAAAGGGACGATTGGGAGTATTACCGCCAAGACGTATTACACGAACCGGAAATTTGGAGTACAAAAGGATGGGAGTTTTTCCAAACCGAAATAAATAGCGTTCTTATTGTCGATATGCCGAGCGAACAAAACCCCGCCGACAAATACCCGCAACCGTATTTCTATTGGTTGCCTATTGCATCCGTGATTGATTACAGAGCCGACCCGACGACGGGGGTAATGGATTATATCATATTTAGGCAAGACGGGGAACGTATCGCAGTAATTGACGACGAACGTTATAGAGTTTTCAGAGAGGACAAAAACCACAATATCGGCGAATTGCTGATTGATAACCCGCACGACGTCGGTTATTGTCCCGCCCGTTTCTTTTGGAATGAACCGTTGAGTTTATCGGAACCCGACGTTAAGCAATCCCCGCTAACCAAGCAATTGGAGGCGTTGGATTGGTTTTTGTTTTACCATATCAGTAAGCGACATTTAGATTTGTACGGTGCATATCCGATATATTCCGGGTATGAACAAAGTTGCGATTTCAGTAACGGCGAAAATGGCGATTATTGCGACGGTGGGTTTTTAAAAGACAAACAAGGGTTTTACAGATTGGACGCCGCCGGGCTTTTGATGCGTTGCCCCAAATGCGGGGATAGTCGTATTAACGGCGTCGGTTCGTTCGTTGAAATACCAATACCGGACGGGGATAAACAACCCGATTTGCGTAACCCGGTGCAAATGCTAACCGTTGACCGTGGGAGTTTGGATTATAACGTTGAGGAAGAAAACCGCCTAAAGAATGACATTATTACGTCGGTTGTTGGAACCAACGAGGAAATAACCACACGGGACGCATTGAACGAGCAACAAATACAGGCGAATTTTGAGAGCCAAAGCACGGTATTAAACCGGGTAAAAAAGGGATTTGAGGCGGCGCAACAATTCGTCGATGAAACCGTTTGCCGTTTGAGGTATGGCGGTTTGTTCGTTTCTGCAAAAGTCAATTACGGCACGGAGTTTTATTTATCCAACGCAACGGAGTTACGGGAACGTTACAAGGTAGCAAAGGAAAGCGGCGCAAGCGAGGCGGAATTAGACGCACTACAAAACCAAATTATCGAAACGGAATACCGGAACAATCCAACCCAATTGCAACGTATGTTGACGTTGGCGGAATTGGAACCGTACCGACATTTGACCCGTAACGAGGTATTGGATTTGTACGACAAACAGATTATCAGCGAAAACGATATGCGTATAAAGTTGAATTTTGCTAACTTTGTACGCAGATTTGAACGTGAATATTTGAACGTGTTAGAGTTTGGGTATAATATGCCGTTCACCTCTAAGATAAATTTTATAACAAGTAAATTTAACGATTATGCGAGTGAAAGTAAGCGAGGGCAAAACTAAAGACGTTGCGATTATCGACGTTACGCCCGAAAACTACATTGTCCCGGACAATGAGAAACATTTGTATCATTGCGTTATCGAAATTAAGAAATTCGACAGCGAAACGGGCAAACGGTTATCAATTCCCCGTATTCAGAAGTTCGGCAAAAAGGGTTATGAAAATAGCATTGCCGACAATCTGAAAAAGCAGGGTTACACGATTACCGTATTGCACGACCCCAACGAGTACATGAAAGCGAAAGCCGAGGCGGACGAAAAGGCAAAGGCAGAAAAAGCCAAAGCCGCCGAGGAAAAAGCCAAAGCCGATGCCAAAGCGAAAGCCGAGGCGGACGCCAAAGCCCGTGCCGAGGAAAAGGCAGCGTTGAAAGCCGAGATTTTGGCAGAATTGAAAGCGGCGGGCGTTATCCCGGCGACAACTGCAAAGGAACCCAAAGCCGAGGGCAAAAAGTAACCGAATATTAATTTAATAATCAAAGGGAAAGATTATGGCATTAACGATTGATGTTTTAAGGGCAAATGCGGCATTAGCGGGATTAACCGACGAACAATTGACAGCGATAACCACGTTATCAGTCAACGACGAAAATAGCGTAATAGCAAAGAAAACCGGGGAAATTTACGGCGGTTTGGATGCGGACATTTTAGCCGTTTCCGGTATCGCCAAGAACGGAACCGAAAAAACGTTTGATTACGCCAAACGAGTATTAACCGAGTTCAAAACCAAAGTTGAGGGCGCAAACGGTCTGCAATCACAGATTGACAGCCTAACCAAAGAAAAGGCACGTTTGGAAAAAGCCATTGCCGACGGTGCGACGGATGCGGAAACCGCAAAGGCATTGAAGCAAGCAAAGGCAGATTTGCAAAGCGTTACGACCCAATACAACGACCTAAAAAGCAAATACGATGAAGCCGAACAAACCCACACAAAGGAAGTGTTTGGCATTCGTGTTGAAACGGCATTGCAGACAGCAACCGCCGGGTTGAAGTTTAAGGCAGGATTGCCGGAAAGCGCAACAAAGGTTTTGTTGGGTCAAGCAATCGAAAAAATTAAGGGTATGAACCCGGAGTTTATCGACGACGGCAAAGGCGGCAAAATGTTAGCGTTTAAGGACGAAAACGGCGCAATCATGCGCAACCCGAACAATCAGTTGAACCCGTACACCCCCGGCGACCTTTTGACCCGTGAATTGGAAACAATGGGTATTTTGGATAAAGGACGCCAAGCGGCGGGCGGCGGAACCAATCCCCCGGCGGGCGGGGGGGCGGGGGGGGATGTGACCGTT